CCCGGTGTCGCCTGGGGATCCTCTACTGTTGCGGCGAGTGCTGTGTTCGCGATCAAGCCGAGCAAGGCGATTGCCGCGGCTATGATGTAGTAGGCGAGCTGGCGGAACAGCCGGTTTTCCAAGGCACGGATTAGCTGGCGTGTGAAGTAATTCATAGTGGGTTGCTCAGGAAGTAAAAGGCCCCCGAAGGGGCCAGTCTGTTACTTGATGAAGCCGCGAACGGCGTTCCAAACGGCGCGGGTGGAGTTCAGTGCCAGCAGCGAGCCGCCGACGGCAGCGATAGCTACCAAGCCTCCATCCAGTACGCCAACAACTGCGGTAGTATCCATGGGATGCTCCTAGTCGGGTTTCTGGTCGTTAATGAAACGCGCTACTAGCAGGTAAATGAATACCGTGGCGTAGAGCGCACCAATTGCTACGAGGAGTTCATTTGCGTCCTCGTAGGTCAGTGAAGGGAGCCACTTAAAATAGCTGTCCTCCACCTGCATCAGGGTGCCGTCGCATTCGAGGGCACCCGCGATGTTCTCAATCCAAGCCCCGTCACATATCGCAATCATGTTGCTCATGAGGCCCCCTTGAAGAAGAGGACCGAGAGAGCGGAGAGCATCACGAAGAAATAGAGCCATGGGCCGGGATCAGTCATTGTTAATTACCCCATTAACTACTTGAGGCGGTTTTCTGGGGGACCGCTTGTGCGGGTGCCTTGATCGGCACAAGGCGCATTTCAAAACGGTTGAGCTCGAGGCCGCCGAACTGGTTAACCTGAAAGCTGGACGGGTGAAGGGTGTACTTCCCGGAGGGGTAAGCTTCCGAAGCGTTGCGGATTGAGAGCTTGAACGGGGTCGGGTAAGCGCCTCCGGTGTGGAAGTAGGCCTGTTGTTCGTGGATGGTGCGTTGGCCGTTTTTCCCGTTGATCATGCGGGTTTCGATCTGACAGTCATTGGTGTTGAGTTCAATTTCCAACATTGGTTTTCTCCTCGGTTGATTTGAGAGGGGGGTCGTGCCGCGCGCGCGCGGCCCTATCCCCCTCTCTCTTATGCAGAACGTGCTAGTTGTTCCCAGCTAGTGACTGTTTGACATTCCATAACGCGACGACGTAGCTGGACGATCTGACCACGGGAAAGATCGGCATCACCGAGACCAGCAGCCCGGAGAATCTTTAAATTTCTGTACCATGTTGTCCTGGACTGCATCTCACGAGCAGATTCCCAACCTTGAGATTGAATTAGTGCCCAGCATCCAATAGCAGCTCTGCCCTGACCTTCAGTTGTTGCAGCGGCCATTACTTTCTGTTTCAAATCGGTTTCTGTTTTCATCTCTGCACCTCCGATCATCCGACCGAAATAATCATCCCATTCACTTTTAAGGTGGGCCGGTGTCACTGTTTTCCAGTCATTACGCGAAAACCATTCGCGGGCTAGTGTCAGTTCTAGTCGTAATAATTGATGAGCATCTGAAATTTGTTCTGGGGTATAGGGATAACCGGAGTAATCCGGTTTTTTCATGATGTGGGTTAGGTGTGGGCCTTTAGCGTATGCCTTGCCACGTCGGTGTTTTGATTTACCACCCCAGTAGACGGTGTCACCTGCTTGCTGGCTGACCCTATAACGACCACCTTCACAATCACGAAGAATGGATAGGGCTTGGCGGACCTGAGCATGATCTGCAAGGCGTAAGTTTTCAGTGATATCAGCACGTGAAACGATCCATGGGGATGGATCAGGGAGAGAAACGCCCAGCATAGAACCTACGAAAGCGGTCATTCGTTCTATGCAACCACTAATATCAAGGGCTTGGCTGGCACCTGAGCCAAAGACAGCATCACCCTGGGCGATGATTCGAGCAGGACTTCCCTGTATCCAGAGTTCAGAACCACCAGCTTTGACACTAATGGCGTGGGTATCTGATCTGATTGAATCCCAAGCAGCAGTTTCCCAACGAAGTTCACCTGTTTTAGCGTCGATACGTTGAACACGATCCCCATAGGCCAAAACAACCTTTAGGGCGTCATCATTCAATGAGTCATAAGAGACTCGGATGGTGAGCCAATCAATAAGCATTAGGACCCCCAAAGCACTGGACAGAAAAACAGTGGCCCTGATCATTTTTTGTACGAAAAGTCCCACCCATGGGACAAAGGGGCGGTGTTACAAGGACCGCCCCTACCAAATTCACCCACCGAACGAACCGAAAGGCAGAAGCGGATGAAGGGGAAGAAAAAACCCCGGCCACCTTGGGGGAAGGGACATAGGCCAGGGGAAAAGAAAGATTTTGGATTTTGGGTTGGTGTTTAGGGTTGAGATTGGAGCAGGTAGCAGGGCAAGGCAGAGACGGAAATGATGGTGAAAAGCAACGGATTGAAGGGCCGGAGCATGGAAAAAGCGGTACGAGAGGCTGAGAGGCCGTTAAAAGGCGGTTTTTCATGGCGCGAGAGAGGGTTTTGGGGGTTGAAAGGGTCGAGGGCGCAGAAAAACGGCGTAGAAAGCGCTGAGAGCTGTTTTGGGGGTGTTTTGGCTCTGGATGCGTACGGGGTCGCGGTATCGGCAGATCAGGGCTTGTGGGCTTGATATGGGCGCTTTCCTGCTGCCTGTTATGCCCTTCGGGCATGAAAGCAACACATCGTGGGTTCAGGCAGTAGGCGCGGGAATCGAAAACCTCGAAGGAGCAGTGAGCGCAGAAAAGGCGGTTTCTCCAGATGCGTGTGGGTAGCTTGCTCATGCCGGGCACCCCTCTAGGTAGCTGGCCGCGAAGTAGACGGCAGCGACTACGGAAATGGCGAAGGCAAGCAGCGCGGCAGGGATTATTTGCTTTTCGGTCATGGTCTTCCCCCTTGGAAGTGGTCGAGTTGACTTCCGTATGTCTAATGAGACTTGACATGTATATCGGCATTAGACATTGAGGGTTTTGCGGTTGTCAAGCATCATTAGACAAACGCTGAGGAGCCAGAAATGAAGCCATACAACCTGATTGAGCAGTACAAGCAGAAAAAAGGGCTTAGGAGCGACAACGCAGTAGCGAAGGAGCTAGGGCTTACAAGGGGTGCTATTTCGGCGGTTAAGCACGGCGGGAGCCTCAGTGTTGAAAACGCCTGGACGATTGCTGAGGTGATCGGGATGGACCCGGCGGAGGCTGTTGCTATCTGCAAGATCGCGCAAGCAGAACGCTCGCACGACGAGGAGGGCTTGCAGGTTTGGAAACGCCGATTTCAAGCGGTAACGCACTCTGCTGCAACGGTTTTTGGTTTAATAGCTATCCCCTATTGGTCAGAGGTAGCGGATAAACTCTGTATATTATGTTCAATAGACGGTTTGCGTCGGCAGCGGGCAAGATTGGGGTTTTAGGCTTGCTGTGATGTGTGAATGACCTTCAACGATGTTGCTTTCGGCCTCTCAGTTAACGAACTCTCCCGGATCACCTACCGTCACCCATCGACAATACGTCGATACCTCAGAACCGGCATTGCACCCCCACACATAACTCAACTGGTCAGCCTGCACAGGGCTGGCCGTTTGCCTACGAATCACGAAAGCTGGAAAGGATGGCGCGTAGATGGCCCGCTGCTGATAGATCCAGACGGCAACGAGTATCGGGCGGAAGACGTCAAGAGCTTGTGGGCGGTGAGGCAACTGCGCCGGGAGCTGGAACGACTCAGGGCTAAACCGGCACAGTTCGTGATGGATTTCTAAAACACAACATCTTGTGCAGATCCTCGCTACCAGGTGCACTAGATGTTGTGTTTAGTCGAGGGCGGAAAACCGGGTTTCCTGGGTGATTTTGATAGCACGCTGGAGGCGGGCCAGAGATGTGCTTTGGGGTGTTTCTGGGGTGTCTGGACGGTCTTCATGATCCTGAATTTTCGAGGACCTGCCCTTCTCTCTTTCTCCTCTGTTCTCCGGGTACATGTGGTCGAAATGGCCATTTTTGACGTTATGCCGGCACACCTGATCGCTGATGCCGGCGATCGGGGTGGCCTGCTGGGTGAAACACTGGCAACGCTTCTTAGAGGCGACACAGGCGGCTATGCGGGGGACTGAAGAGACCTTGGTAGCTTCGTCGCGGTATAGCGGCGCTGTGTATGGGATGCCGTTGATTTCAGGGCGTAGAGATTCTGCCCATGAGATCTGTTCGCGCTGTGCAATAGAGGGGACTGCGAAAAAGCCTCCATCTGGTTTTTCTCGCTGTGTAGCAGCGGTTGACGCGGCTCGGTCGGTCTGTTCTTCGTCTGAGGGGGAGAGGAATTTGAAGCCGAGGTAGCCGAAAAGAACTGCCATTATGGGGAGCATGTAGAGCAGTTTGATTTTCCCCGGCATTTTCTTTTCGTGGGTGTGGACTTCAGCCGATACATAAAGCGGGTAGCTTGATGTGTCCAGGGGGACTTTCGTTTTTACGCACTCAAATCTAAGGGCCTTTCTGTCGTTGGGATCGACGAAGCCTGACCCCGAGTGATAGCGGTACGGTTTGCCAGTGTTGAAGGGCCGTGAGTAGTGGTAGTGCTGGTTGCAGATTTTCCGGGCGTGGGAGTGGAGGAGCATTGGGTGCTGTGAGAGGAACCATACGTCTCGTCCGGATTTGCGGTGTGTTTCGAGCTCTGTCAAGCCGGGGGGAACTGGGGATGATGACGATTTAACGGGGAAGATTTTTTGTGCTTCGTCAAGGATGAATATGCCTCCGTGGGGCACGTGTTCATGCCACTCGTAGGCCTGGTCTTTGTTTAGTTCTACCCAGTTAAGGGTGCGTCTGCCCTCCTCTGTTAGCTCGATGCCGTGGAAGTATATCGGGCGGTCTTTCACGGTTTTGAACATTGAAATCATGTTCAGGGTTTTTGAGCTTCCCGGGGCGCCGGTGACTATCCAGAACATTATTTAAACCTCATTTGTTTGATTGTGCCGCTGATGCCTTTCAGCGTTAGTGCAGCGGCGTAGGCAGACAAAACAAGGGATATGAAGACGTCGATGCCAGAGAGGCCTATCAGGGAAAGTATCGTTGATGGAAGCCCGTTAAATGACTGGTAAACAAGGTCTGTGAGTGCAGAAAAGCCGAGGTTTACCCCCTGAAATACGGTGAAACCAATGCCTAATGAGATAAAGATTCTTGCGGCGACGGATAGCAGTGTTCTACCGAAGATGAAAGCGCCTATGCCTGCTATTACGGGTAGTGGCATTTTTTAAGCTCCTGTCATTGAACGGCCGAGGATCAGTGCTGCAGCGAACCAGCCGAGGGCTATAAATATCGGGCGGATGTTTTCTAGAAGCTGGCAAACGGGGCCAAATGAGAAGGTGATGGAAGTACTCAGGACTCCTACAGAAATGTCGCCTGGGCAGGAGCCGGAGAGGAACCCGGAGTCATCGAGGGATGAGACCGTATCGGAAAAGTTGATGGTTTCTACATTGTCACCTGAGGGTGACGGGAGTTGGTTTTCCGTGCTGTCTGGGTCTAGGTATTCGTTGCCCTGTAATGCGGCCTCTTCTCTTTCTTGTTCCGTGCCGTAGAGGTCTGTGTATTGCTGTTTTTGGTCACAGCGGTGGTGCCAGTTATTGAGGTATATCGCGCACTGGACGGCATCTAGTTCTGAGCTGCATTGCGGCTCTTGTATCTGGGTGCCTGGGTTGCAGGTGCCTGATGTGTATTCTGAGGCGGGGCCGTCGCCTTCTTCGTCGTCGGGAATGCCGTTGTTGTCATTGTCTGGGTCTTCGCCGTCTGGTATGCCGTCGCCGTCAGTATCCGGATTTGTAGGGTCTGGGTCGTTACCATCTGGGGCACCGTCTCCGTCAGTATCGGGATTTGTTGGGTCTGGGTCTTCTCCGTCAGGTGAGCCGTCACCGTCTGAGTCGACTGGGTTTTCCCCTTCTTCGGCTGTCTGGCAGTACTTTTTGCCGTCCACCATGATGTAGTTAGGGCACGGGCTGTTGTTCGGGACACCACAATACTTTTTGCCATTTATGCCAATGTAACAGTCGTCGTCATCTGTGAAATCGTCGAATGGGCGGGATGAATCGCCGTTAGGGTCGTCGCAGTACTCTCCTGTGCTTGTGTAGTCTGCGAACCATCGGAGACTTCCGTCAGCACCGTAGCCTCCAATCTGTTTCTTTGGGCTATCGAAGATGCAGTTAGAGAAGCACACCTGTGTAAGGGATAGGGAAGTTTCGAGTCTCTGCTCTGTTCCTTCGGGGATGTTGCAGGTGGGCGCTTCGTCGGAGAAAACGCAGATGCCAGTTAGTGGGCCAGTTGAGTATGAGCGCTGGAATGGAAGGCCGGTTGCTGTGTGTATCGAACGGCACCAGCGGCCAACGGCGTAGTATCTATTGTCAACTGTTACCGTGGTGCACGAATGGGCAGTTGAGTTTGACGGCGGGTTGAAGTCGTTACCGCACCAGCCATTTACGAAGTCTTCTTGAGTATCGTAACGCGGATCTGAGCTTGAAGCTTCACAGCCATTTGGGAGGGTGCAGTATGTTCCCGGTGTCGCCTGGGGATCCTCTACTGTTGCGGCGAGTGCTGTGTTCGCGATCAAGCCGAGCAAGGCGATTGCCGCGGCTATGATGTAGTAGGCGAGCTGGCGGAACAGCCGGTTTTCCAAGGCACGGATTAGCTGGCGTGTG